AGGTGAAGGGGTTGCGTGGGGTGCATCATATCGAGGTGGATGTGGTGAGGGTGGAGACATGAGGTATGCGGAGGTGCAACCTCCGCAGAAGGGGGAGGACCGGGGTGCAACCCCGGCCCAGCTAATTCACCGACCTCACCCCCCGACCCCCTCTCCCGCCAGGCGAGGGGGAGCGATCAGTGTTGGGTGTGGTTGGTTTGGAACTGGATCCCGGAGAGGAAACTGATTGAGCGGAGTAGCGAGAGCAGTCTGCCCTGGTTGGCCTGGGTGCAGCGGGGGTTGATCACCCGGACACAGGGGAACGCTGTTGACTACACCCAAGTGGCGACGGAGATCATAGCACTCAAGGAGCGGTACAAGATCAAGCAGATCGGGTTCGACCTGAGGAACGCGGGAACTGTGGAGCAAATGCTTGAGGCGGCGGGATTCACCTTAGTAGATATGCCGCAGAACGTTGTCACCTATAATGCTCCAATGAAAGAGATTGAGGCACTGGTACAGCGGGGATTGATTGCGCATGGGAACAATGAGGTACTCAACTGGGCCATCGGGAATGTAGTCGCATGGACGGACATGAGCGGAAATGTCAGGCCGGACAAGCGGCGGAGCAAAGACAAGATCGACCCAGCGGTCTCGATCTTCATGGCGATGGGGCGGGCGATGGTGAACCAAGGGAAGATGGTGTTCAAGGCGCGGCCGGTGTTGGTGGTGTGAATCGTGGAGAACGAATGCACGGGGAGGAATAGGATGAACTGGATGAAGATGGCTTTGAAAGTGGTGTGGGGGCAGTGCGATTTCGAAAACATGGCGCTGATGGTCGGGACGTTGCTGGTGGCCAGGGGAGTGTATCTGTGGTGGCCGCCGGCGGCCTGGATTGTAGTAGGTTGCATTCTGATGGTGATTTGGGTAATACTTGTGGTGACATCTGTCCTTAGCCAAAGGGGGAGCAATGGGAATCGTTAGCACCGCAGTCAAGGCGCGGGCGATGGAAGCCCGGACCACCCTTCGAGAATGTACCTTCAGCAATCCAGCCGAGTGGCTATTCAGTGCATTCGGAATCACCCAAGCCGATCTGGACATCAGCAGCGAAGAGGCGATGAAGATCGCCACTTTCTTTTGCTGCGTCAAAATCATTGCCGAGGACGTCTCTTCATTGCCGCTGATGGTCATGAAGAGGATGGGCGAGGGGTCACGCAAAAAGGGACCGGATCCAGACCATCCGCTGTACACGGTCATCCATGATCAGGCCAATCCAGAGATGACCGCCATGAGTTGCCGTGAGGCTATGACCATCGGCATGGCCTGGCAGGGCAATGGGTATGCCCAGATTGTCAGGGACAAATCTGGGAATGTGATGCAACTGTGGCCCTTGTATTCGCACCGGATGCAGTTGGTGCGTGATCCCGCGACGCAAACTCTGCGGTACAAATACACGCCTTCGGATGGCAGGGGACAGGTGACACTGAATCCGCAGGATGTGCTGCATGTGCCGGGGTTGTCATTGAACGGACTCTACGGACTGGACATTGTGACGCCGGGGGGGCGTGCCCTGGCCTTGGCCCGTGCGGCTGAAGTGTTCGCCCAGAAGTATTTCGAGAGGCGTTCGGTGCCATCCGGTTACATCTCCATCCCAGGCGAGATCGAGGACCACGGCACGGAACTCTCCAAGAGCTGGACGGAGCGCACCGCTGGGGAAGGCGGCATTCACGGGACGCCGGTCCTGGAAAATAGCTTTGAGTTCAGGGCGATACCGCTCCCTGACAACCAGCAGGCCCAAATGATCGAGACCCGTCAGGCGCAGAACCTAGAGGTGATCCGTCTTTTCCGGATGCCACCCAACAAAGTCGGGGACTGGACCAAGGCCACCTACAACAACTACGAGCAGGCGGCCATCGAGTATGTGGGGCACACGTTACGAGTCTGGCTGGTGCGTTGGGAACAGGCGATCCTGCGTTGCTGCATTTCACCCATCGAACAGCGTACCTGGTTTGTGGAACATGCCATTGAGGGGTTATTGCGAGGGGACATCAAAACACGCTACGAGAGTTACGCCACGGGCATCAACTGGGGTTGGCTGATTGCCGACGATGTACGTGAACTTGAAAACATGAACCCACTGCCGGACGGACAAGGGCAAGTGGTGATGGTGCCGGCCAACATGATCCCAGTGAAAGTGCTGATCGATGACATGAACAAGCCGGAGCCGGACCCGGCCCACTCCAACCTCACCCCCCAACCCCCTCTCCCGCAGGGCGAGGGGGAGGATGACAAGGACCCGGGTGCAACCCCGGCCCAGCTTGGGGATAAACGTTCGATCACGTCGAGGGAGAGATTGATGTTGGCGTATGCGCCGCTGCTGAGGCGTGATGCGGCCCGTGTAGTCAGGCGTGAGCGGGAGGAAATCAGCAAGGCCAGCCGCCGTTATCTGGAGCGTGAGGATCTGCCATCGATGGTATCCTGGGTGCTGGAGTTCTATGCGTCGCCACCAAGTTTCATTCCGATCACGCTACAGCCTGTAGTCGATTCGTTGTTCCGTGCCCTGGCCTGGGACATTGCTGAGGATGAGGGACTGGTGACGGATGAGGTCATGATGCAGACCGAGATCAGATCGGTCATGGAGGGATACGCCCAGGGGCACACGGAAGCCTCGAGGGTGGGGATCATGACCCTGCTGAATTCCATCGACGAGGGTCACGCCGGGGCACTTGACGCCTGGTTAGCCAAACAGGAGGAGAGCAGACCTGCGGAGATATCCACAGATCTTGTCATGGGAGTTGGGAAGCGTGTGTGGGGATGGACGCACCCAGAGCGGGCGAATTGAGGAGGGACCGATGAAACGAATTTTACGACGAATGATCATGCCGGTCGGTGAGGTCCGTATGGATGGAGAGACGGGAAAAATCTGCGGGTACGCTGCGGTGTTCGACACGCCGACAGAGTTGTGGCCGGGATTCCGTGAGGTGATCCGTCCTGGTGCATTCTCCAAGACTTTGCGAGAAGCGGATGTCCGTGCGCTATTCAACCATGATCCTAACCTGGTGCTGGGTAGGAACACTTCTGGAACCCTTAAGCTGTGGGAGGATGCCCGTGGTTTGGTTTATGAGATCGATCCACCCAACACAGAGTTGGGGCGAAGTCTGGTTGAAAGTTTGCGCCGTGGCGACATCTCACAGAGTTCGTTTGGGTTTTGGGTGATCAAAGAGCGCCGTCTTGAGGATGCGGCTGCAGGTGTAATAACCCGCGAGTTGCTGGAGGTGGAACTACAGGATGTCAGTCCAGTGACATTCCCGGCTTATGAGGAAACCCAGGCGATGGTGCGGAGCGCGAGGGAGGAGATTGAATCCAATACACCCCCGGATCCGAAGGGAGTGACGCAATCGAATGTGTCACCGGACCCGACGGGACCCGACGGGACCCGACTGAGCGGGACCCTCCATGGAGAGGGGGAGGACCGGGGTGCAACCCCGGCCCAGCTGAAAGACCAATTGAACGAAAATATCAGCAGCATCGCCGACAACGAGAGGCGGTGTGAAATGCGATTGTTGCGTGCTGAACTGGGGTTGACTGGCAGAAGTGTCTTGACACAGGTAATGCAGTAGGGGTAGATTGTAGTCAGAGTGACCGGGGAGCCGAGGCCGACGCCTCACTCCGACTGAGCTCACCTCACCCCCACCCCTCTCCCAGAGGGCGAGGGGAGAAAAAAGAAAAATACGATAGGGGAGAGCCGAGGCCGACGCCTCACTCCTCGGAGCCCACCAGCCAGCTCCGTTATCTCCACAGGCGGTTTCTCAGCGCGTTGCGCTGAATGACCGTTTATCATAGGAGGTAGCGGATAATGCCGTTAAATTACCTCGACATACTTCACAAAGCATCCGCGAAAGCCAAAGAGGCGCGCGGAATCATCGATGCCGCACTCGCCGATACGCGCGAGTTGAGCGACGATGAGATGAATCATGTGAAAGCCCTTGGAGCCGAGAGCGACAACTTGCGTGAGCAGGGTGAAGCGATGGAGGCCGCCGAGCGCAGGACTGAATACTTCGCTCAGCCGGCGGGTCAGCCGATCCTAGAAAGCCCAATGGGCGGGGTTACCGAAGACCGTTCCACCCAGAAGGCCGGAGAATTCCGCAACTTTGGGGAATTTGTGCAGGCTGTAGCCGTCAGGGACAAATCCCTTGAGGGCCGCGCCATGACCATGGGGGACGGCACCTCAGGCGGAATCCTGGTGCCAGAGCAGTTCAGCAACCAACTGCTTAAGATCAATCCAGAAACCACCATCATCAGGCCGCGCGCCACAGTCATTGCTCCAGGATCTCCGCCCGATGGGAAGATCTCATTCCCGGCTCAGAAGCAGGGATCGAGCGGTGTGTTCGGCGGATTGACGTTCTACTGGACGGCGGAAGGCGGAGCGATTGCAGAAACATCGTCCACGCTGGATGAGATCGAGTTGGAACCCAAAGAGGTTTCGGCTCACATTGTAGTCACCAACAAATTGATCCGCAACGCCCCGGCCATGAGCAGCCTGATTTCTGGGAT